GAGGAGTAACAGTCAGCCGGATAAAGATGATGATTGTAGCGATGACTTTATGAAACTTGCTGTTTCCCTCTGGAAGCAGGTCGGCAAGGACGTGGCTTTCGACTCATTTGACGTAGACGACGCACTTTTCGAACGATGGTTGAGCAAGATGGATCCTCCCAAACAAGCTAGAATGCGAAAAGCGCATTTAGAGTTGTTTGCTTGTGAGGACGACCCTGCCTACCTCGGTGAAAAGTCCTTGTCCGTGAAGGTTGAAGCTCTTCTTAAGCGTTATGACAACAAGTGGGCACCTCGGCTTATATATGCTGGGAATGACCATTTTAACGCTTTGACTGGTCCGGTAGCAATGGTACTTTGCGAAAGACTTGTAGAGATATTCAAACGCGGTCGTCTGGGCGAGCTCACATTCATGATGGCATATAAGGCCAATGATGTAGAGCTCACTTCATTTGTGAGAGACGCATCCGATCAAGGATTCGACCACATTGCAGAGGGAGACTTTTCAGCAAACGATTTGAGGCAGCGGAAGGGTGCGTCCGTTGTCTTCGATTGTTTTTGTAAAGTCGTTGGTGCACCTTCCTGGTTCCGCGATTTGCTGAAGGGCATGCGCGGTTTTAACGTACGGAATGTGGAATTTGGACACCGGGCTCAATTGATACACCAATTGCCAACCGGGACAACGATTACAACCCCTCGGAACACCGTTTGGAATGCAACCAACCAGGCTGTTTACTGTCGTGTCACCTATAACATCGGTTATGCTGTAGTATTAGGTGACGACTATCTAGGAATGCTCAAGCGTGCAGTAAATGTTGCACACTGGCAGGACTGGATTGCTAAGCATCCTAAAATGAAGTTAACCGGGGCAACGCCCCGGCTTCAGGGTGAAGCTACTTTCTTGTCTCGTAGGTTGTTGATTGAGAATGAAATCCCCTGTATGATGCCGAAGTTAGGCAAGGCGCTGGCCCGATTCAACGTGAGGACCAGTCCAAATGAGGCAATTTCCGATTCGGCTTAT